CTAGATATTGAGGTTAACGAGAGGGTTGAAGCGCACCGCATCACTCAAATGGCTTGGTGAGAAGTGGGCGTAAATCATAGTGTGGTCAATCATCTTATGGCCGAGGATTTCCTTTAGAACAAGGATGTTGCCGCCATTCGACATAAAGTGACTTGCGAAGGTGTGGCGTAGAACGTGAGTTGCTTGCCCTTCTGGTAAGTGTGGCAATGCTACCCTAAGCCATTTATACACAACTCTGTAACTGCAGGTAAAAAGGCGATCATTGGTAGGCTTATAAATCTGGTTATACAAGTCTTCCGAAATGGGCACCGTTCGGTTGCGTTTGCCTTTGGTGTTGCTGTACGTGATTCGGTACTTCGTTAAGTTGGAGCCTTTTAGAAATATCGCTTCCCTGACACGCGCACCTGTTGATAAACAAATCTTGTATATCTTAATTATCTCGTCACCAACTGGGCTTTGCCTTGCTACCTCGAATAAATGCTGAATTTCCTGATCGGATAAGAACGCCAATTCAGTTTGTGGCTTTTTGATGGCATCAATACCATTCACTGGATTAGGTAGCTTCCACTCACCAAGCTTTATCAACTTGTTGAACACAGATTTCAGCAAGCCGAAGTCCGTATTACTTGAGGCGATCGACAATTCCTTGTGTTGTTTGCCTCTCCCCTTGTTTGAGCGGTTAGCTCTGTACAACGCCAGTTGTTGTGAATTCAGATGAGCAGCGATTGGATTATCGAGATCGGAAACCATCATTTCTAAACGCAAGCGAGAATGGTCACCGGATTTTAGATTCTTGCCATGTAACTTAAACCAAAGCGCAACCAAGTCAGAGAGGCGACGGTGATCGGGCTTTGCTCCAAGCCAAGGTTTATCGTCCACCTCTTTCATGAGGTGGAGTTCAAAGGCATTGGCTTCGCCTTTGGTGGCGAAGCGTTTACGGGTGCGCTTACCGTTTCGACCTTGCGGGTAACACTCGCATAGCCAAGGTTTTTTGCTTCCGTCTTTAAGATTGCGAACAGTCAAAAGTATTACCTATCAAACAAATGCTTCGCCAGTTTCGACGCAGCACAATCCAGTAATGCGATCCGCTCTGAATGTCCGAAGAGCATCTCGCATCAAACAATGAGCCTTGATGTAAGTATCGCCGTTAGCGTTTGAATCTACCTTTGTCAGAATGATGTTACGGTCAGACACTTGGCCACTGGCATCTCGATAGCTCATAAAGTACTCATTGCCCAAAGTAAGGTCGTTTACAAATGAGAATCCAGAACCCTTTGCGATATTGATGCGCTTTGCTGTTGGGGGGACGGTGACTTTTGGTTTTTTAAGTTCTTGTTGTTCGAAGTCGTCGCAGAAATCGGTGAGCATACTGAACAAGTGCAATGCTTCATCGTGATCGAGTACTTTGTCTGATAGGTACTCTTTGACAACAACAGCAAGTCTTTGCGTTCGAGGGTCTTCTTTAGATTCTGGGTATCGGTTGAACCAAGCTAATAACTTTTTCGATTCAGCTAAGTCGACCATCTCATCTTCTAGAATCTGATTGGCAAGTTTGTATAGCGCTTTCATTCTTCGCGGTGTTAGTTTCTCTAAAGATTCATCATAGAGTGGAGCTGTGGGCTTGCTTTTATGAGTAGGCTCAAATGAAGGAGTAGGCTCTGTTTTAGCCGTGACCTTTTCGTAATCAATACCTAACCGCTTGCAAAAGTCTCTTTGTTGCTCTTCGTTGTAGCCTTTCTGTGTAACATATTCGCGGAACTTCACTGGGTCGTTCATCGTTTTCTTTGCTTTACGAACCCAGTAGAAAGCCAGAGCAATCAAACCAATTAAACCCCAACCAACGAAACCCATTGTTTATCTCCTAATTAACCTAATCAATCTTTCTTCAACGTCACAGCTATGCGACCAATTACACCGATATCTTGCTCTGCTACTTCCATAGTGTTGTCACCAAAAGCGATAGCAAGCTTCTTACCTGGTAGACGTTGAATTTGGTTTATGGATAAACGGCCATCAACATCAATCAAGTAATTGCCAGCCACAGCATCTCGGTCGTTTTTATCTACCAAATAAATTGCTTCGTTAGTTTCTAATTCAATGGTGTTTTTCGGATTTAGAGCAAAGCTATTGAACCGTCGAACAGGATAAGGAACTAAACCTGTTTCAATTAGCTTGCCGTTGCTAAGGCAGTAGCTATCGATGGTTTCTACTTCTTGTTGAGATAAAGCTGCGCGGAAGAACTCTTTCTCCGTATTACCTTCAGATACAACTTTGAGTTTTGGTCTTTCTGTAACAGGAAGAGCCAACTCTTCTAATGGAATACCCAAGGAAAGTGATAGACGAACCATTAGCTCGTGAGAGGTGCGATTGTGAGTGTTCCAAGTGCTAAAAGTTGACTTAGGAACATCTAGAAGCTCACCAAGTTCTTGAAAATCTTTGCAGTTAGTGACCCTTTTGAGGTTTGAAGTAAAGTCGTCACCTTTCAAATAGTCAAATGGCAATATTTTGTTATTTGACATTCTTATATCCCTGTAATTTGATTTGGATCGTCATTTGGTAATTTACAATTGTCGAATGACGATCTAGAATCTGTTTGAGTTTCGGGAGTCATGCCGACCAAAGCAAATGACAACCGGTGAATATAGACATAAACGCAAGGATATCACCATGCTTAGTTTCAAGATACCACCTATCAGCCCTTACGTGACTTTAGAAGAGTACTCACGCGTTACAGGTTTGCCGATTGGCACTATCCGTCAGTACATCAGTGAAGGTCGCGTCATCATCAAGCCTAAAGATAAACCTCGCGATAAACCGCTGATTAATATGGTTGCAATGCATGAAATTGCCGCTCGTGAAGCGATGGAAGCTCTAGAGCCAAAATCAGGCAAAGCAATCGGTAAGGCGGCTTAGGCCATGCGCTTTTCTTCTCTAATCCCAACCAAATCATACTGCCCGTTGTGGCTACATGTGTTTGCTTGGGTCGTCATTTTCGTACCGCCTTTCATGTAAGAGTGTGGATCATGGACAAACAAATCGCCATGTGCGGATTGCGCGAACGCAAACAGCAATCTTTCAATGCTGCATGTAGCGACTTCGCCGTCAATCACAATATGGAAAAGCTAGCACCACGTATTGGGCTGACTGGAAGAATGCTGCGTAACAAGCTGAACCCAGAACAGCCTCATAAGTTAGACCCAGTTGATTTGGCATTGCTGAGTAAAGAATCCGGCGATTACACCATTGTGAACACACTCTTTGCTGATCTCGGTGTGGTGACAGTCCAACTGCCACAAGAAGGTGAAGAGAAGAACCTATTAGAGCGCACTCTGCTCAATAGCCATTTTTCAGGTGAGCTGTCTAGCGATGCAATGCACATGTGCAGTGCAGACCGTTTACCTCGCAGTCAAAAACGCAAAACCATCGCCAAGGTACAAGCTGCCATCGGTAACTTGGTTTTGTTCGTCAATGATTTAGAAAACCGCACCACAGGCTTTCAGCCTCTCATGCAAATGGGCACAGATTTCCTAGCCAATGGTGCACCTATTCCAGGTTTAACCTAAGGAGTCCACGTGAGTCAGTTAGCTATTAAACAAGAGCGCCAGTTGCAGACACCAAATGCCGCAGAAAGCATTGCAGCTTGTAAGGCTCTTTTCACTGGCGAGGCCACTCGCTGCAAGTTGAGAAAGGTGTTTGACGCACTACCGGATAAAAGCCGTGGCCTAGTGCTTATTGCAGGTGGTTTACCTGCGAAAGATTACCAACGCGCTTTTGAGTCGTTTAACGACTTGGAGCTGCAAAAGATTCGAAGCGGAATGCAGTATCTAAAAGATTTGATTGTCAGCTTCGACAATGACTTGGGTGATGTTCGTCGCCTCAAGCATTACCAATTCAGTAGTACCCATTAGACAGCAAGCCAGCCTTTGCCCCTGTAACAGGGGGCTTTTTTTCGTCTTAGCGTAGGAGCATAGAAGATGAATGACCAAATTTTAGTAGAAATCAGAGACTCATTAAGAGAGTTAAAAGCTTTGGCAGCGCCAGTAGTTTACGTGAATGCTGACTGTTTCACACCAGAGCAAGAGCAGGACTTGAAAGACAGCCTTAGCAAGGTTAATGGTGGAATGTTTGTTTCAAACACTCCCGCAGAAGCGTTGGCATTAAAGCAAAAGTTGTTTAACGGTCTGAATACCAAGCGTGAAGTGTTGGACATTGTTAACGCTATCAATGCGCTGGCGATAGCGAATACGGATGTGTTGCATGTCATGGTCGAGTTTGCTGGTCATGTAAATGGACTAGATGTTCGTGTTAACCATGTTGCGACAAATTACGGCACTAGCAATAGAACCTATTTGATGAATGTTTGTGTGTATTTAGATGAAGAAGACGCGCTGCAGGAATTGCTAGCGGCAGAGAGCCAACTCACAGAACTAATCATTGAAGCTCGTGAACAAGCCGAAGCAAAAGCGGAGGTGGAAGCATGAGCATCCTAACTATCTACCGCAAAGACTTAGAGTTCGGTCTTCGTCACGAAGGTTTTACTTCTCGCAAAATCGAGCAATTTATCCGTGTTTTCAACTCAGTTGAATCAAGCCAAGGCGTGATGTTAGAGCTTGATTCTACTCGTGCAATGTTGGTGAACGTAAACGGCACAGAACAAGGTTTGTGTCTTGAAGACTTCATCACTGCATGGTGGGTTTACTGGGTTGTTGTATTCAACCAATCAACCGACGGTCCAACACATCACCAAGCGCTTGGAGCCATCCGCGCACTTTTCTTTATCTCTGCAAGTACTAAAAGCACTAGCCAAAACGCAACTATGCAAATGTGGTGGCGTGACTGTGAACCACTGCATGGCTACCCAACGGTTGAGGCGATCTAAATGGAATACGCAGCAATCATGCTTTGTCCTGATGGCGGCATTGTCCGCCATGAGGAAACACAAGAAGTCGCCAACGTATTTGTTGGTGATTTTGACTCACTAGACCAAGCCATCGAACAAGCGTGTTCTTCTCTCAACTGCACTCACTTAGTGAAAGGGGTTTTGAGTAAGGGCAAAGGAAAAGGTGGTTTCATGCTTGTTACAACACAGGAGCTAGAAGCGGTATGAGAAAAGATTACATCTACGAACTTGACGGTCACAAAGGTCAGTCAGCGATCGCAAAAGCGTTCGGTATTCCTCTAGGTACTTTGAAGTCAAGACTTCGTAACGGCAAAACGATTCGCGAAGCAGTTCATTTTGTTGATGGCAGAGAGAACAACAGCGGTACACCAATGCATGAATGGAAAGGCATTAAAGGAATCGAGAACATCGCCAATGCGATCGGTACCACGCACACCACCATTTACAAGCACTTGAGAGAAGGTTGCTCACTGGATGAAGCCGTAACCAACATTAAAAAGAGCAAGGCGAGAGCGGAGCAGGTTCGCAAGCTTCGCGCTAAATCTAAAGCGAAGCCAATCGAAATGGTTGGTATTAAGAAGCCAACTTATACCAATCCGCTTTGGCAAATGGCGTTGAGTGTTGGTGCGTAAGAGTTTAAGCGTGAATCACCTAATCGAACCAACAGAAATCGAGCTACTGGACTTAGATAAGTTCGGGTTTGACCATGATTACAAACGTGCGGCTTCTCTGGCTTGTCAAAGTTGGGGAAGCATGCACGTTTTTCCGCAACCGCCAAAAACGATTGCTGATGCTTGCTTTGGGGCAAGACGTTTTGATGAGTCTCTAGAACCTGACGACATGAGCGTGATCGAACGTAACCTGTTCGAGGCGAACCCACGTGATTTTGAATGGTGCAAAAAGCAGTTTGAAAACTTGCCAGATTACTTGGTTAAGTACTTTGCTAAACGCTACATCAAAACTTGCAACGCTAAGTTAAGTGACAGCGACAAGAAAAAAGGCATTCGCAACCCACAGCAGAAAGCGAATACCTTCTTGCGTGAAAGAATGCGTCCGGCAGCGGAACGTGTTCGCATGGTCATGACTCGCTACAAGAAATTACCAACCACTCAAAAGGTGGCTTTGCTCAGTGAAGAAATTGAAACCACTGACCAAAGCGACTTTGTTTCTGCACATCCAGCGATCGCAAAACCTCAACTTCGTTTTGATTTCGACAAAGCGGAGAAAAACCGCAAGCCAGTGAAAAGCCGCATCTTGGCAGAATTAGAACTGGATGAAATCAAAGAGATGGCATTCAAGATTGGCAAAATCATGAATGCGCGTTTCCAAATTATCTCTTCTAAGTTGGCAAGCATTACGGAAGCTGAACTGGAAAAGGACAAAACGTTCTGCCCTGTTGTTGAGGGCTATCACCAGTTAGCTGCTTTCACTTCCGAATTTGGCATTAAGCCACCATGCAAATACAAAAAGCAAAATGAGTTGTCTGCTCTGCAAGATATCTCTCGCATGATTAGCGAGAAGTGGTGGCTTGGTCGTTTGGTGAAAGCGCGAAAAATTATGCGTGAGCACCTAGCGATTGCCATGGGGCAAGTCTCTTCAAAAGCATCGGCTTATGCGTCTTGGGATTGTGTTCGTGAGCACCAAGAGCAGCAAAAGCGCAACTGGGAATACATCAAGCAATGTGAACTCTTCGACGAAGAAAACGAAGAAAAAGCTGATCTTGCTGAAATGGTTCTGAAAAGCGTATCTAACCCAGCGATTCGCCGTCATGAGTTGATGGTGCGCTGTCGCGGTTGTGAAAACATCGGTAACGAGCTTGGTTTACAAGGTTTGTTCCTAACGCTAACCACGCCATCTAAATACCACAACTCATACAAGAAAGGCGGATTCATTAACCATTGGAACGGCGCAAGCCCACGTGAGGCGCAGTCGTACCTTAACAATGTTTGGCAGCGTATCCGCGCTAAGTTAGGTCGTGAAGAAATCCGTTGGTTTGGCGTTCGTGTTGCCGAGCCTCATCACGATGGCACACCACACTGGCATTTGCTGATCTGGGTTAAACCAGAAGATGTGATGGAAGTGCGCGATATCTTTATCAGCTACGCAACATTAGAAGACCGTGGCGAACTGCACCCGCAATACGAGAAGGAAAAGCAAAAGCCATTTCGTAAGGGTAGTTATGTTGGTCCTATGGATTACCGCCCACGTTGCGACTTTGGTTACATCGACCCAGAGAAAGGTACCGCAACAGGCTACATCGCAAAATACATCTCTAAGAACATCGACGGTTTTGCCATGGACGATGAAGTGTCCGACGAAACAGGTAAATCTGTGAAAGACATGGCGAAGAATGTTAGCGCTTGGAAAAGCCGCTGGGCTATTCGTCAATTCCAATTCTTTGGTGGAGCTCCGGTTACGACTTACCGCGAGTTGCGCCGCTTCGCAAGCCAAAACAAAAAAGCCTTTATGGAATACGTGTTCATGCAAGAACGCGCTGACCTGTTGGATATGTACTACATGCTGCACCGCTATGTGGTTGGTCCGGTTAAACCTGATCACCTGTTAACCAATAAAGAGTTGGTAGACGTGATCGGCAAAAACTACCAGGCACGAATCCAATCTGATGAAGCATGCATCGTAGATACGATGAAAGCGGCAGACCATGGCAATTGGCAAGGCTACATCATGGGGCAAGGTGGTCCATTCGTTAAGCGCGAAGATTTGCTGATCACAAACTCATATCAAGTGCTTCCTTTTGCGTCTCCTCACGGTGAGGACGTACGCAAGATAGAGGGATTCCAAACACCGGAAGCGGTCGTTAAAACTCGCACTAAGGTTTGGACAATTCAAAAGAAATCAAAGGTAGAAGCAGAAGCTGAAGCGATCACCCAAGGGAGCGTAGCGACCGCAATTGGTGCCTCCGGCACCTCTCGGAGTTCTGTCAATAACTATACGGAGCCCCGAGACGAACAGGTCAGCAATCAGCTATCCCGTTTGTTAGAACCAGAGAGACATATGAACAATAAACCATCGGTTCTCGATGAATCGACGGTGGAGGCGCTGCTAAAAGGCAGCTCAATTCGAGTCGACAGTGAAAGAAGTTTGCAAATCCGCCCTGCGGAGCTGGACGAACACGGCAATATTCGCCCAGCGCAACTGGTTGAAGTGACTCGCACACCTGCGGAAGACCGCAGTTGGATGAATTTCGAAGGTTGGGACAGTGTGTTTGCTCAGCCTGAAAACAAAGAATATCAACAACCGGACTTATCGTTCTTCCCAGAGATGGAAGACGATTGGCCGCTAGCGTAGGAGCTATGACATGTACAAAGAATTAGGCGTAAACCAAGAGCTATCAATGTTTGTTGAAACTGAGCTTGAAAAACGATTGAAGCAATTAGCACAAAATAGTGAAGCAAACGACTTTGAGATTTTGTTGGCACTCAAAAACGTAGTCTCAAAACAGGAAAACTTAATGGCTGTAAAGACTCAATCAGCCGCACTTTGCAAAGTTTTAAATGGTATGGGGTCAAATAATGGAAAGAACTAATCGTTGGGCGATGAACTTCGTAAGTGATTTCTTTGATAAAGAAATGAAAGAAGGTGAAAACTTAGTCATCGTCGTGGATAACGAGAAGTTACCGAAGGTTGAGTACTCTTCGCTGCAGGAAGCCTTCTGTAAGATGAAAAATATTAGATGTTGGTACGGTAAAGGCATTAAACTGGATAGCAAGACAGTCTATTTTGTCACTACTAAGATGCAAACCATTGCTGGGTATAGTGGTCACTGTATTGTGATGACTAGTGGCAAACCGTCGAGAACCGCCAATATTTTATCGACTAGTATATCGTTACATAAGCGGTGGAGTTGGTGCGTTGTTGATTTAAGCATTTAACGAGTAAAAGAGTATATCCTGAGAAACCAAGCCCACCAATCCGGTGGGCTTTATTCTTTCTGCGTGATGGACTTAATCAGCTCAATCAATGCGTGACGAATTCGATTGGGTACCAGTTGAGTCGCGGAAAGCAGTTCCTGATCGTCAATCGGTCTTTTGTTCAATTCCCCCAAGGCAACATCCACAAACGTGAGTTGGTGGTACCGACACAGTTTGCGCAGTTCTGTCAAATCTGGTGAGCGCTTCCCTTGCTCGATACGCTGATAGGTCGTAAGTTTAATACCAGTTTGAGTTGCAATTTGCGTCTGAGTTTTTCTTTTTCGTAATCGTTCTTTTACAAAAAAGGAAACGATTGGATCTAAACCTTTGAATTCACTTGTCATGCAGATTCCTTCACTAGTCTCCTTTGACTTATAGGAGCGAAAGATATGCCAACTATGACGAGTCGTTAACAAAAGCGTCTTCAAATCAAATTTTGATATTTCATTAATTCTTATTATGCAATGCGATTGTTATGGAATAGCAGTCGCTTATATAAAGATAAATATAGATAACAAAATCGCACATTGAAATTGTGGGACAAAAACCACTGTATTAATATACAGTAGCTCGTCAGTTAGGAGGCTAAATGGCTGTATTACAACAAATTGGAAAGGATCAGGTTTATGAGCAAAGGGACATCGCCCTATCTGCATTAGAAATCGTGGTCGATGGCGTTGCGAACAGTGAGGCGACAGCACTTACAAGATTTGCAGGGGCATACATTGCGGGCTTGATTATCGCTGATATGAAAGAACCGTTGGACGAAGAAAAAGAAAAAGCCATCTTGAGCATTGTCGAGATGGCTTGTGAAGCGGAGAGTACTGCGTTTATGACAAAGTAATTTACGAATACTCGTAATTTAAAGCATCGAAAGTTGCTGTTTAAGGTGTTGTCGTGCTTCTGGCGGCAGCGCCTTACACAACTCAAAAGCCATTTGGCTGGTTGTTTTTGCTGATGGGCTTAACGTATGGCTATAAGATAAGTTCATCACAAAACTGTGCCCACACTCTGGGTCACTGCAACTGCAATACAAATCTGAATGACTGTTAGATAAACGGTTGGATTTTTGAATACAGCTCTTTTGACCGCACTCTGGGCACAACACTCTCATAGTAAACACCTAGCTTATTGACTGACCTAATAATCATACGCCAATAAGCTGTGTTTTTGTACAGTCTAAAACGAAAGTTTACGCCGCATCTCCAACAGTCAAATCAAACTGCAAGTGAAGGTTCGGCGGGATCTCTGGGTCATTGTTCACCGCATCCATAAAGCGCTTACATACCGGAATCACTTCATACTTATCGTACACATTACTCACCTTGATTGGGTCGGGGATGGTGCCGCCTGTTTGGGAGAACATGCCACCCATACCAGTTGGGAAGCGGTGGCCAACAAACACATCCTGCGCGGTGATGTTTTTGATTCGCTCAAACTCATCTTTTGTGGCGATATCACCAACCGGAATCAGTTGAATGCCTTTCTCTTTGCCGTTTGGAATGTTCACAAACATGCTGCGGAAGTTGCCCACGCCCTTTGAGCTCTGGATTTTTTGGCGCAACGCTTCTTCGTCTTTTTCATCCAGGTTCGGGTCCGTTGCGTAGAAGATGAAACCCATGTGTGCACCGTTCAGGTAATAACGGCGGCGAAATAGCGTAGCATCGCGGTTTAACAAGCTGCTTTGAATGCTGCCCAAGTAATCGGGTAAACCATACACCTGTTGTTGTGGGTCATACTGAGGGATGAAAACCACATCCTTTGCTTTGAATACCTTTTGCTTGTTATTGCCAAGGAGCTGGACAAAATCACCGTTTCTGCGCTTTCGCATGTGTACCATTGGCAATGGGTGTAAGCCAATTACCTTTTTCCAGTGATTTCGCAGTTTAACAAACGCCGCCATCCCTAAACCGAAGTAATCCCACGTTGCGTTATTCATTAAGAACATGGACATCGCCCCACCTTGCGAGAAACGTCCGGCAACATAGTTTGCTCGTGCTTTGAGCAATGAGCCGTGATAGCCATTGGCATTGGCAATATCAGCCAAGCCTTTGAGTGAGATTGGCGTTTCCCAGTAGTCTTCCATATCGTTGTAAACCAACTCACAATAGCGGGTCATCCAACTGTTGGTATCAACAGGTTCGGGAGTCGGGTCGAAACTGTATACCGATTTTGCTTCGGTTGGCGTATCTGCCGTTTCGGTTTGAATCATTTGCTCTGTCATGCTGCTAATTGCCCTTGTTCTGCGGAGAATGACCAACGCGATTTGCGTTTGGTGCTGTGATCGAGTGGTTCGTTAATAAGTGCGTGAGACAATGCCCAGAAGTCATCGGCGTGACCAACCAACTCGCTCCGGTCTGCTTTGAACGTCATCATGTTGCCGCTGTTGGTCGATGTGCGCTTGATTGCCATAAATGACATGGCGGTTTCTTTATTGTTTGCGTCAAACTGCAAACGGTTACCGTCAATCACATCAATCATCTTCATCACCAAGCGGTTTTTGTTTTCGTTGGAATAATGAATAGCCACGGTTTCGCGTGGGTGCTTGTTGTGCAGTAGGTCGTAAACACCTGCACCAATGCCTGTGATATCAATCCCAAGGTAAGTCACATTGAAGCGTTTGAAGACTTTGCTGATCTCATTGGCTTGATGTTGGAAGCTCAAACCACGCCAACTGTGTTTTTCCAGTATGCGGAATTTCTCCACGGCAACGATTGGTGGAGCGACGACCATCAACACAGCATTGTCTCGGGTTCGTGATGGGTCATAACCTAGCCATACCTCGCGGCTACCAAATGGTCGTGCTTTCTTGACGTCATAGTCTTGCCAAATAGAGGCATCCACCATGCACTTTTGAATCTTGTTGAATTCAAAGATGGAACTGGCACCATCGACGAAAACACACATGAAGAGGTTGTTGAAGTCGGTTTCACTGTACTCTTCGCGCAGTTCGTCAATATCAAACAAGTCACAACCACCTGCGGCGGCATCTTCAATGGTGACTACGTAACGCCATTGTTTATCAGGACATAAACGACCGCCCTTGCGGTAATCTTCGAATGTCGGGAACTCGATATTCTTGCGTGTGTCTTTGCCTTCACGCCATTTGTCACCCGTCCAGAATGAATAAGCGGGGTGCATTTTGGTGGATGGTGTCGAAAAGTAAGTTTTGCGCCACTTCTTATGCGTCGCCATTGCCGATGCAACTTTGTTCAGCTCGTCAAACTTACCAATCCAAAAGTACTCATCGACATAAACGTGACCGTGGTAACTCTGCGCCGTTTTGCCGTTGGTAGAAAGGAAGTGAAGTTCAGCCCCGTTCGATAAGGTGATCGGGTTGCCTTGCAGTTCAAGGTTTAAGAACTCCTTGGCTAGCGAGATGATGTAACGACGAAATACCTCTGCTTGTGCGCGAGAAGCGGATAAGAAGATTTGGTTGTCACCAGTAAGGATGGCGTTTTCTAGCGCTTCACCACTGAAATAGTAAGTAGCACCAACTTGGCGAGATTTAAGGATGTTACGAATACGCTGATGCAGGTTGTTACGCATAACCACCTGGTATTCAAACAAAGAGTCATGCCAAAGCTTGAAACACTCTTCGGTGATCTCGCTGACATCATTCTTACCTTTCTTCTTCGACTTACCAGAGCTGCTATTGCTGTTTGAATCGTCTTTAGCTTGTTTGGCGTTGTTGCCTTTTTCAGACGGATTGGCGGCAGGTTTTGGTGTTTCAGAGGCGCGGAGTTTCTTAAGTTTGACGTGATGGTCAATCAGCCGATCGAGCATATCCAATTGTGGTTTGCTTGGGTTTTCAATTTCAAGCAAGGTTTGGATACGATTCGCGATAGCTTCATCAATCGTTTGTTCACGCAACATATCACGCCAACCAAACTTATCCGCCCAATAGTAGATGATGCGATCGTTATTGAGGTTCAGTTCGTCGGCGATTTCACGTGGCGTCCATGCCTTCAAATAGAGGGCTCGGGCGGCTTGTCTGATTTCGGGAGAATATGCCATAAGCGAATGATACGCCCCGAAAACACCTTGATTCGCCTACAAAAATTCCTTCCTTTTCCAGTTTTTCAAATATCCGAATTCACCCGAACACAAGTTGCTGAAAGCCTAAAAACTTGGGCGTATTGTTGCGGCATCTAAAGGCAATTTCGCATTAACCAGTAAGAGTGTTACCACATGCCAAAAACCAGTGATTGGGTAGTGGTTGCCACAGAAGGCAACACAGTAGACGGAAGAAAAATCGCCGCATCTTGGATTAAAGATATGGCGGAGCAGTATTCGAAAGAAGAATACACAGCTTTAATTTGGCCGGAACACTACCGCAGTGATTGGACGCAATACAAAGGCAAGAACTGGGGCATTGTTGAAGAGCTAAAAGCAGAAGAGAAAGACGGCAAACTTCGCCTGTTCGCCAAGCTAACACCTAACCAATTCTTGCTAGAAGCAAACAAGGAAGGTCAGAAGCTATTCACTTCTATCGAACCAAATCCCGACTACAAGGGCGAGGGGCGTTGTTATCTTGAAGGTCTAGCTGTGACTGACTCCCCAGCCTCTACAGGTACAACGCTACTCAAATTCTCACGCTCTACTAATGGGCAAGAAACGACTTTGGAATCTGACGCATTAGAAGAGGTCGATTTTTCTCAGTGCTTAACACGTTTCGAGCGTTTCTACTCGTTTTGTAACCACATCTTTAGTTCTGAGCACGAGCCAGAACAATCAGTAACACCTCAACCAGAGGATGAAGAACCAATGAACAAAGAGCAGTTCGACCAAATGATGTCGGCAATTGAAGGCATCGGCAGCAAGCAAAATGAACTTGAAGAGAAGTTCAATACGTTTGGTAAAAATACGCCTGCAGCGCCAGAAGCTGACGAAAACAATCCAAAACCGGAAGGTTTAACGCCTGAGCAGTTTTCGACACTAACTGAACAACTTGAAGGCATTGCGACTAAGCAAGGTGAGTTGGAAGAGAAGTTCAACAAACTGAGCCAAGAAGCACCAGACCAACGTCCTGATCCTGCGCCTGCGGGTGACGATTACATGCCTGTTTAATCACAGGCGCTTGAAAAAACTAACCAGGAGCATCGCGTAATGTCGCAGATTCTTACTCAATCAGCTCGCGAGAATATGGACCACTTCGCTCAGCAATTAGCGAAAAGCTATGGCGTTACTAGCGTCGAGCAGTTGTTCAACGTCTCGCCACAGCTAGAAACCAAACTCCGTGCAGCGATTTCCGAGTCTGCCGAGTTTCTAAAAATGATCACCGTTGCCACAGTTGACCAAATCGAAGGTCAAGTGGTCGATGTGGGTGTGAGCGGTTTGTATACAGGTCGTAAGGCTGGCGGTCGCTTCCAAAAACAAGTCGGTGTTGGTGGTCACAAGTACAAACTTGCAGAAACCGACTCATGTGCAGCTATCACGTGGGCAACGTTATGCCAGTGGGCAAACCAAGGCGGTCGTGATCTGTTTATGAAGCTGGTATCGCAGTTCTCCAACCAAATGTATGCACTAGACATTATGCGTATTGGTTGGAACGGTGTGTCTGCCGAAGAAACAACTAACCCAGCAACTAACCCTCTAGGTCAAGATGTTAACGAAGGTTGGTATCACTTTGTGAAGAATCGCAAAGCTGCTCAAATTGTTGACGTTGATGTGTATTTCGATGCGAACGGCGATTACAAAACACTGGATGCGATGGCGTCTGACATCATCAACAACCAGATCCACCCAATGTATCGCAATGACCCTCGCCTAACGGTATTCGTTGGCTCTGGTTTGATTTCTGCTGCGCAATACAAGCTGTATGACGCTGCTGATAAACCAAGTGAGCAAATCGCGGCGCAAAAAGTGGATAAAACCATCGCTGGTCGCCCTGCATACGTTCCACCATTTATGCCAGACAACGCAATGGTTGTGACGATTCCTGCAAACCTACAAGTGCTAACACAGCACGGTACTGCGCAGCGTAAAGCGAAGCACGAAGAAGACCGTAAGCAGTATGAGAACTCATACTGGCGAATGGAAGGTTACGCAGTGGGTGTGTTGGAAGCGTTCGCCGCTTACAACCCAGAAAAAGTCCACATTGGTCCTAAACCTCAGGCGTAAAAGGTAAAGCATGAACTTATCCCCTGCAATGCGCCATAAGTTGGCGATGGCTGAAAAGCAAAACACAGTGGCGCTCGCTGCCACTGTACCAAGCCCAGACAGTTTGCACTTGCGCTTAATCGAGTTTGAGCAAGACAAACTCAAGTTGAAAGACTTCGTGCAGATTTCGGAAAAGGTCAACTACAAGCGTGACGTACTGATCCCGAAATACAAAGAAGTCGCAGAGAAGTACTTGGCTGCAGGGGAAAGTTATCAAAACCCAATTTTCACGGATTTGATTATTTGGTTGTTTGATACCAAAGACCTTGAAACCGCGATTGATTGGCTGTTCAAAGCCATCGAGTTGGACTTACCAACGCCGGAGAACTTCAAACGTTCGAGTTGGGCTGTGGTATGTGGTGACTTTGTCCTCGAATGGGCAGAAAGCCAACTACCTAATGGACACTCGATTGAGCCGTACTTCTCTCAAGTGTTCGAGAAAATCGACAAAGAGTGGAAGTTGCCAGAGAAGCTTGAAGCCAAATGGTACAAGTTTGCGGGTTACGGATTGCTGCTTAATGAAAAAGGTGATCCACAACCAAGCCAAATCGGCGATTCAGAGCAATTAGAGAAGGCGAAAAAGCTGCTCGAAATTGCCCATGAAAAGCACGACAAAATTGGTGTTCAAACCAAAATCAAGCAAATCGAGATGCGTCTTAACGCACTCGCAGAAGGCAAAAATTTATAGCGTTTGTCTATAGACAGACTCCTACGCCACCGCACCTCGGCTGGCGAGGTTGGAATAACCTGCGTGGTTCATTCTAAACCGTCGACCCAGTGGCTAGAGGTGCCCTAATTCAGAAAGAGCTAAGGAAACGTTATGAGCTTTGGCGGCAAAGTTAACAGCGCACCAAATACCACCATACCAGGTGAAGGTTGGGTGGATTTATCCACCGATGAGTTCCGCAAGCTGCGCCGCATTCCTCATACGTTCGATAACAATTCACTGGCTTATGCGGTATCCATCGCCGCGCTAAACATCCAAGGTCGATTGGATAGCCTGATCGAAAACGGCGAAATACCGACATTCAGTGGCGCTAAAGCCCTGTTGTACAAGCGAGCAGTTTACGGTCGTGCACACGCTGAGTTGATTAAAGAGTTCGCCACGCAAGACCGCCGCAAAGAAGGCGAAAGCGTGGCAACGGATGAACCGGAACAAGAGGCACGTTTTCTCGCACAAAGCACTCGTGATGTACGTGAATTACTTGGGCTGAGTTCTAACGGGATTGAATCACTATGAGCGATACCACTTACAACAAAACCAAGCTTGAGCACCTAACGGATTACATCGTTAGTCACCTCAATTCAAGCGTGCTCGATAACAAGATTGAAGCTTGGCAAGAGAACGGAACTATCGTTCCAAATGGCGAAGACCGAGGTAACGGCGGTTATGTTGCCTGCCACTGGAAATACAACGCAGTGTTGAACATTGAAGAGTTTCCACACAGCTTGCTAGACCCACGATGCTTATTGGCTTTGGTTGCCTGTTGGTTGAGTGATTACGAGCCTGACCGAAATGAAGAAGAGTTAGGTGATCCGCAACTGTCCGTTGATGTGATCAGTGGTGAAATTGCTGACGTGTCCATCGAACTTGAGTTGATGGAGCCAATTGAATTGATTCCTGACCCAGCAGGAATGATTACTTGGCGCGGTGAAGTTTACCGAGTCCAAGCAGTGGAAATTTATACCGCAGAAGAAGCGGAGTTGGTGAATGAAGCCTCAGATTAACGTCAATGAGCGCGATGTTCTCAACATGCAAGAAAAGCTTGCGATGTTGGCACTACCACCAAAGAAGCGTTTCTGGATTTTGAAAACGCTCGGTCGTTGGGAAATTGCCAACGTAAGGCGAAGAATTCGAGCGCAAAAGGACATCAACGACAAAGCGCTAGAACCGAGAAAAGGCAAAAAGCGCGGCAAAGTTTTAAAGCGAATGGCAAAGGGCTTAACGCCTTATGTACGAAATGCCAATCAGCTTGATTTGACTTGGAGCAACAAGTTAACCGCCAAACTCGCAGCAAGGCATCACACAGGGCAGTCACAAAAAATGACTCGTCATCAGATGCAAAAGCGATGGGGAAAGCCGGATTACTCCGCACCATGTACCAAAGGGCAAGCAAGAAAGCTGAGAGAACTTGGATACACGGTAAAGCGAAAAAGCGGCAAAGGGCGAAAGAAACCCAGTTTACGTGAGTTGATGGCAACCATCACACATGGTCAAGCGGGGCAAATTATTCGAGAACTCTCTAATCAGCCAAGTATCACTAGTTGGGATATTCCATTGGCAGAACGTCAGATTCTCGGAAGCAAAGAACGTGAAGTCAGTCGTCAGCTCATCAAAATTTTTGAGCAGGCAAAACAGAGGACATAACCAATGGCAACCGGAAAGGTAGAGGTTAACAACCTCAATTTAGGACAAGGCGGCATCCCAGAGATTGAACGCCATGTGCTTTTCATCGGGCGCACTGATAAAGCCGAACTGCAAGGCAAAGTGACCCGCATCAATAACATGACCAACCTTGACGAAGTCGTTGCGGACGATGCACTTGGTCAAAACGTGAAAGCGGCGCAACTCAACGGTAAGCAAAACTGGACAGGTGCGATTGTTGGCTTAGCGGCTGACGATACTTGGCAAAATGCCGTGGACTTAGCAAACCTGACCGATTCGTTCGAAGGTATTGCCATCTGTGACCCAGTCACCGAAAAAACTCAGTTCACTGATATGCAATCTAAAGCTACGGAGCTGACAAGCAAACTAGGTCGTTGGGTGTTCTTCCTTGCTGCGTGTCCGGGCATTGTTGCAGAAGGTGAAGGCGCGCAAACGTGGGCAGAGTATGAAACCACCATGATCACATTGGTGAAAGATGTTGCTGCAAACTTGGTGACTCCGGTTCCTCAACTTAACGGTAACAATGTTGGAGTGCTTGCTGGTCGACTTTGTGACCGCAGCGTAACGGTTGCTGATAGCCCAATGCGTGTTGCGACTGGCAGTGTACTTGATTTGGGTGACATGCCAACGGACAGCGCAGGCAAAGCCTTAGAAATGAGCACCATTGGCACGTTAGCCGAAGCGCGTTACTCACTGCCGCAATGGTATGCCGATCTAGAGGGTGTTTATTGGACAGACGCCACCACGCTAGAAGCGAAAGGCGGCGATTATCAATACCTCGAATACGTTCGCCCAGTTCACAAACTCAACCGTCGTGTGCGCATTAAGGCGATTCGTCGTATCGCTGACCGAATCCTTAACTCGACGCCTGCAAGCATTGAGTTAAACCGCACCTATTTCCGCACGGACATGCGTGAAATGTCCAAAGGTACAGAGATCGCGGGTATCACCTTCCCTGGTGAAATCATGAAGCCACGAGACGAAGACGTCACCATCCAGTGGATGACCAAAACCAAAGTGGTGATCGGTTTGATGGTTCGCCCTCACAACTGCCCGAAACACATTGTCGTAAACATCGCGTTAGACCTAAGCAACGCAGCAGATACGGAGGCGTAATCCATGAGCATGCGTATTTCTGGCAAGAACATGCATTTCTCTTTGGGTGATTACAAGCTCAAAGCAAACAAGGTGACGTTGTCCATCACTGACAACTCAGCGGTAAACAAAACGGGCGGTGTGCCTGATGGCTATGTCGATGGGGATGTAGAAGCCAGTGGCGAAATGGAGCTGACAACGCAGCAGTTCAACCAGTTGAGCAAAGCAGCAAAACAAGCCGGTTCTTGGCGCGGTCTTCCTGCCTTTGATGCTCTGTTCTACGGAAAGATTGATAAAGACGAATTGAAGGTGGAAGCGTTCGGTTGTCGCATCAAGATTTCTGACCTGCTTGATATCGACACCAACGGTGGCAGCGCATTGCTTCACAAACTGCCTTTTGACGTGACCAGTCCTGATTTTGTCAACATCAACGGTACTCCTTACCTACGAGAAGACGAAACCGAAGACCTAACGAACTAAGCAGGGGGAACGATGGCAGATGTTATCGACCATGCCTGCGGTCTTGAAGCCAAATTCACTGAAATGGCGCTTGCCAACCAATTGGCAGGGGCGAAGCGAATTGAACAACGGGAAAGCGCACATGAATGCGGCGAATGTGGCGACCCAATCCCAGAAGAACGCCGCCAAAAAGTACCAGGTTGCAAGTACTGCACCCAGTGTCAAAGCGAATTGGAGCGAATGAAACGATGAACTTAGCAAAGCTCTTTATTGAGCACATCATCAAACCAGTCCTTGACCATCTGGATATGGCATCCGGTGGTAAAGGCAAACTCAACACTCAAGCAGCAATCAACCTGATCCTGATGATTATTGCTCACGAGTCTGGAAAGTTTACTTACTCAAAACAAGTCCGTGGTCCTGCGTTAGGTTTCACTCAAATGGAGCCAGCAACGTTCAATTGGCTTATTGAGTGGCTCGGAAAAGGTCGACCGCATTTGCTCGATGCACTGGAGATGTTTGCACCAATTGGCGGTTTAGATGCGCGTTACATGGTTATCTCACCTCAGTTTGCGGTAGCAGCGGCGCGGCTTAACTTGATTCGCTTCCCAGAAGCGCTACCGGATGCCGATGACCTAGAAGGTTTAGCGCGGTACGCGAAGAAGTACTGGAACACAAGTGCAGGTAAAGCAACAGAACAAGATTACCTGTTGGCATATCAATCCTTGATCGGAGAAGCAGCATGAACTTCTTAACCGGAATCGTAGGCAAGACACTGCTTGAAGTATTGAAGGGTCTGTTCTTCCAAATCAGTTGGACAATCATCCTTGAACGCTTCGCAACTCGCCTTGTTGTGTGGGGCTTGGAAACCTTGAAAGGTCTGAGCACGAACGATGTTCTTCAAGACACGGTTGACGACATCATCGCGGCGCTACAAGGCAAGCGCTTGAAAGAAATCCCTCAGAAGGAATAGCAATGGATTCATCATGGGTATCGGCGATTGTGGCAACCGTTGCACTCTTTATCGCCATCATCAATGTGGTTTTCGGCAGAACGGATAAAGGACAAAGCACCTCACAAGACCATGATCGTCGTATCCATGCCAATGAGCTAGCCACTGAGCGACTGCGTGGTGATGTCGCAGAAAAGTACGCCACAAAGCACGAACTACGCGAAGCCGTAGACGACATTAAAGAATCTATGGACGGTCGATTCGACCGTCTAGAAGCCAAGTTAGATAAAAAAGAGCGAGAAGCAGCATGAAAACAATCGTTTTAACCATCGGTGATGATCTGGAACTTAACTTTGCACCAACAGAAGCGGAATACAGCGACTACATGAGCGAAGTTGCTAAAGGCGAAATCGTTAACTCTGCCCACAACTTCCTGATGAATACGGTAACGGACGAAAGCAAAGACGCGTTCCGTGACCTAACCAAAGGTAACCCAGGTGCAGCACTTCAAATCGTTGGTGAAGTTCTGAAGGAATACACGCCGAAGCTGCAAATTAAAGTAAAAAAATAGACGCCCTTGTTCGGGCTATGGATTCCAACGAGCTCGAACAAATGCTTGCTTGGCGGCGCAAGTGGTTGCCAAGCGAGACAGACAGCGAAGAGAACCTAGCAAGGGCGATTTGGTTAGAAAAGCAGTATTGGAAAGGCATGCAAATCGCCACAGCAAATGGCGTAGCAAAAGCATTTAGCGGTTAGCTTTATTGGGCAAAAGGAAACATCAATGCTACCAGAAGCACTCAGATTCACAGTTGGACTTGTTGACCAGATTTCTAAACCTCTGGGCAACATTCAACGCAACTTGACCGATGTGGCTAACACGTATCGTGATGGCACCCATACGATGGTTGCAGGTGCGGCAGGGGTAGCAGGTGCAGGTTTTGCCCTACAAAGTGCATTGATGCCTGCCATTGAAATGGACCGCGCACTTGGTGAGGTGAAATCACTCGGTGTGGCTGATGATGCATTAAAGGCAATTGCTAAAACCGCGCTAAATTTCAGTGCTGAGTATGGACAAAGTGCCATTGAAGTGATCCGACATTCAGAGGGCATTAAGAATGCCATGGGCGAAATGCCAGCCGATGTGATGGCAAGCGTTACTCGTTCCAGTGCAACACTGGCGGTCGCGATGAAATCTGATGCGGAAACCACAACCCGATTCCTCAAAAACCTTTACGGTAACTATAAAACCCAAGCAGATGCGATGGGTGTTGATGTTTGGGCTCAGAAAATGGTTGGCATGACGGCGACAGCAAAGCAACTTTATGGCGTTGAAATGGATGCCATAGAGGGCATGGTCGATGGAATGCACTCGCTTAGTTCCACTCTTGGGGTAAGTGTGGAAGAACAGTTCGCCGTGTTCAGTATGCTCAAAGGGCAAATGTCTGATGGTGATGCGGTCACTCAATTCACTAACTTTGCTGAAAATGCAGTAGCAGCACAAGAAAAACTGGGTGTTTCTTTAGTAGGAACAAACGGACAACTGCTACCAATGCAACAAATTTTGGAAAACCTTTCTCCATTGTTGGAAGGGCTTTCTGGCACAGAAGCAAGAACTTTACTTGATGAAGCGGGATTGGGCGACGGTGCGTTGATGTTAACCAATCTGGTTCGCCAAGCTGGAGAGTTTGGTGATCGCTTAGACACTTTCAAAAATGTGTCTGGCATGGAAGTCGCCACAGATATGGCGTCAGATATGACCGACCAATGGCAACGGATGGAGCAAGGAATGTTTGCTATTCGTGCCGCAATTGGTAGTGCGTTATTACCATCGCTAGTGCCATTGCTCTCTTCTCTTGCTGATGGTGCTCAAGAAATCGTTGAGTGGACTCAATTGTTCCCGAATATCACAAAGATGATCGGTTACGCAGGATTGATGCTACTTAGCTTCGTAGCTATCAATGGTTTGGTGACTATGGCAGTAGGTATAGCAAAACAGGCGATGGCATCTTACGCGATAGTCACTAAAGGCTACGGCTTGGCGGTCGCAGGTGTGAACAGCATTTTGAAAGCGTTCAAAGTGGCAATGTTGGCAGCAAACATCGCAATGATGGCGAACCCAATCGGTTTAGTGGTTGGTGCCGTTGTCGCAGCCATCGCCGCAGTGGGCGCACTGATTTACTACTGGGATGATCTGAAAGCATCGTTCGGCGACACAACATGGTTCCAAATCATAGAAAGTGCGCTTGCTCTTATCATGCTGCCATTCCAAACCCTATTCCAGTTCCTGAAAGCTGGTTGGCAATGGGTAATGAGCGGTTTTACCGATACGAGCGGTTTTGCCTTTATCGGTGATATGGCGAACTCAATGAAAGACATGTTTGCAGGTGTGTTCAACTGGATTACCGAAAGCCTAGCGGGTATTTGGGAGTCAGTAAAAGGGCTTGTTGATTGGATACCAGGTCTTGGCAGTGACGAAGACCTACAAGTGAAATCATCATCAATGACTAACGCTTCGCCACGTCTTCAAGTTCAACCAGGTGGCGCGGCGAAGAACATCGCCAATTACCAGACGAGCTCAACCAACTACGGCGGTGTGTCGATTTATCCAACTTACATGAGTAGCCCACAAGACATGGCGACTGAATTAGAGATGGCGGCAGGTTAATGGCGGAATACAAGTACCAAGACATTTTGATTGAGAACGGTGACGTGGTGCTCGATGCAGGTCGAAACCCTATCTTGATTCAAGACCGAGCTGTGATCGCCCAAGACATCAAACACGCCATTATTGAGAGCAACTTAGCGGTGGATTTGATCGCTGAGCGAAGCCCATCAAAGAAAGCAGATATTCGCACCAAGTTGGAATTGCTCGTTGAAGAGGACGTTCGACTGGTACCAGGTACCGTGCGTTTGGAAGAACCAACCGAAGGCACGATTTACGTGTTCGCAACCACCATTGATTTTGGTGACATGCAATTTGAAATAGTGAACAACGGAGAGCGTTAATGACTGATATTCCAAAACCAGATTATTCCGAACTGGTGAAGCAATCCGGCATTCCAACTGATAAAGACGGCTGGAAGAAAGTGCTAAAGGAAGAGATGAACAAAGAAGAGTGCATCATTTCTAACGACTCGCCGTTTTCTCCTTTTTGGCGTCTCATAGAGTCAGCAGTGGTTAGTGTGACTCTGTGGCTAATTAACACTCTGTTGGTTGGCTATGTTCTACCAAACATGTTTGTTGCAACGGCGGTTGACCAATGGCTCGACCTGTTGGCATGGCAGTGCAAACTCACTCGCAAAGGCGCGACAAAAGCCAAAGGCATGATCGCGTTTCAGCGCTCTGCGTCGAAAGGCCCTGCTCTGGTTATCCCTAAAGATACTTGGATTCAGACCGAACCAATTAACGGCACCATCTACCGTGTGAAAGTGCTTTCTGATACCACGATGCCAGAAAACGAAACCATGGTGATGGCAGAGGTGGAAGCCGAAAACGAAGGCGCAGGCTACAACCTAGGCGAAGGTTATTACCACATTTTGCCAACGGCGATACCGGGCATTGGTGCGGTGACCAACCCTGCAGAATGGTTGAACGAGGCGGGTTCGGATAAAGAAAGCAATGATGAACTGCGTTTACGTGTTCGCAACCAATGGAGCGCGGTTGCACGATGGCATATTGACGCGGCTTATCGTTCGCTGCTTACCAGTCGCGCAGGCATCAATGACGACAACGTGTATTTTGAGCATAACGCCCCACGTGGTCCAGGCACTGCCAATGCGTTAATTCTTCTCGATACAGGTGAGCCTTCATCCGACATGCTTGCCGATTTGAATGAGTACATTCGCATTGAAGGGCAACACGGTCACGGTGATGATCTGCAAGTTCTAGCGATGCCAGAAACCACTCACGATATTACTTGCCGAGTTTGGCCGCAGCGTTCTTTGACGATGGAAGACCGCGAAGCGTTACGAGTGAAGGTGGAGCAATTCATCGGTGCTGCATTCAGACAAAACACGGCCTACTCACCAACAGTGACCAATCCAGTGCTTCGATTCAGTTTCTCGCGCTTAGGACAAGAGCTACATGCCCAGTTCTCTGAGATTGAATCACTCGAATTTGATAACGCTGACATCATCAACAATCTGACCGTGCCGCGCATTAATACGTTGGAGGTGTCGATTGAACATTCCTGAGATAAAGCTGCGTTACTGGATGGGTAGAGGCGAGCTGGCAAAGTTCGCCCGAGCTATGCGTAACTATTGGGGACATGTAAAGTCGGCATTCGAAATGCCACTGCAACAGCATGACCCACTCACCGCACCAATGGCACTAGTAAATATCCTTGCTTGGCAACGTGAGATTGAACGACTAGGGCAAGAGCCGGAAAAGTTATTTCGAATCCGTGTGGCGCATGCCTACGGCTTTGCACGTGATGCGGGTTCGATTGCAGGTTGGGAAGACATGTTCGCCAAATTGGGCTATCCGCATATTGTCCAAGATGAACGTTTGGAGGATATCAATTGGGATGTTATCAGCCTAAAAATCAAAGATAGTGATTTAACCAATATACCTAATCTGCTAGATACAGTGATTAGGCAATACGGGCGAACATGCCGCCGTTATCAATACACCAGTTATGTAGAAATGCCTTTGGCAGCGCGAAGCAAGAATGTAGAAGCGCAGTATTCAACATCACATATCAAGACTCGACTAAACGTTGGCATGCTTCCAAATGTGCTCAACGTTGATTGCGAATATTACCAAGCCACAGTGAAAGGGTAAGGAATTTTAAAATGGCAAATAGTACCGATAAGTCAATTTTAACCGCCGCAGGTAAAGCACTGTTGGCACAGCTCAACGCAGAAGAAAAAGCACTTGTCATCGACAAGATGATTTTCGCTAATGTGCCGAATCGTCCAGAGTACCCACAACCAGATGATGTGGTACCCACTGACCATATCGTTCACCAAGAACAAGTGGAGCAGCGCGGTCGCCTTTCTGCAGACTCGGTAATTTATAGCTCAACGTTGACCAGTGATGTTGGTCCGTTCGATTTCAACTGGACAGGCGCATACTGCTCAGAATATGGCGTGTTGGTGACCATTGACCACCATGCACTCACACCAAAGACGGCAGATGAACCAGGTGTTGCAGGTAATACACTGGTGCGTTCGGTTGTTCTTGAATACAAGGACATTGCCGAGATCACCAACATCACCGTGGATGCATCAAGTTGGCAGTACAACGCCACAGAACGCATGAAGAAGATGGACAGCGATGTCGCGCAATCCATCATCGACCAGAATGGTAAAGACTGGTTTATCGAAGATGGTTTCTTAGTAACGCCATCGGGCAGCGCATACAGCATCAAAGCAGGTGCCGGTTATGTTTCTGGTAATCGTGTTGCTATGGAATTTGACCGAAGCGTTCAGGTTCCAAACAAGCCATCGTTTATTTACATCGACGCGCATCGTGAAGGCACACCAACTGGTGAGCAAGTGACCCTATTCAACTTTGTGGTGACCGCAGAAGAAAAAGACGACTACATCGACTCGTCAACGGGTAAGGATGTGAAGCACTTCGTTTGTAAGATTGCGCAGGTGTTGGCTGACGGTTCTGTGAGTGATTTGAGGCCTGAGGGTGAAAGTGCTAGTCGGGAGTGGGTGAAAAATGAGGCAAGAATATTAGCGAAAAATTCGACACATGACAGAACTCTTTCTGAGCGATTTTCTGATCGTGTTAATGTAAAAGATTTTGGTGCGAAAGGGTTTCCTCATGATGACTACCTTGCTTTTAAAGATGCAGTAACGGCAGTCAAAACAGGGGGCATTATTGATGTTCCGTTTAATTCAATTTATCTATCTAGTGAGCCAAACGAGTCCAGTAAAATAGTTACCTTCAATGAGATTGAAGGCAATGTAAATTTCAATGGCGGCGCAAAGTATGGTTCGAATTCATTATCTAAATCGGCGTTTGTGAATGATACAGTTGATTATCGATATTCATCGCTGACAATTTATGATGACGCAATTGATCCAACATTGACTGGTGGTGTATTTGTTAACGGACATAAGGCACTGATGTATCCGTCAGCAGATTGGAATGGAGGGCGCCAAGCTGTTGTGGGTCAAGTACTTGTTAATCATGCTTCAAAGCAAGGCAATCCAAATGTAAGGGCAATCGGTGTTGTTGGCCACGTTCGATGCAATGTTGAGCAGGGAGGCACTGCACCAACTCTCACTGATGGTGTTGGTTCATTTTTTGCGATGAACCCGTATGTCTATTTAGGTCCAGATGCAAAAAATATAAGACTTATTGCTGGTGCTGAAGTCAATACAGTCATGAGAGAGGGATCCACAGTTGGCGCAAAAGTCGGCTGGAACATTGTTTCATCTGACGACATTGGCACTGAGGCGACCGGAGTCGATTGCGGGATACACATCGGTGCGATGTCGGATGCCGAAGGGTACAAAACAGGACTGTTGTTCAGTCGATTGAATGGTGGACGAGGAGTCAAAAGCGGCGGCACCTTTATTGAAGCGAAAGACCATAAAGATGCAGTAATGCAATCATTGCTACGCTTTCCAGATATAAGTTGGACAGGCGACATCATTTACACAGATGTGTTCGCTGTGAGAAATGATGGAAGCTTAAAATTAGGCAATGGTTCGGCAGGTTGCAACATTGATGTATTTACTGATAATACTTCGCATCATTATGATGTTAGTCTGAAATTTTCTGGCGGTACTGGCGAGGCTGGATCCGGTACGATGCAAATTGCAGCCTCTCAAGCTGTACTTCCGAGTATATCTAGACCCTCTGGAGATGACGTCGCTATTCTAGGTCACCCATCATTTAGATGGTCGAATATTTATGCAGCGTCAGGAGTTGTAAATACATCCGATGCTACCTGTAAAACCACCCCGGAACCTATCGATGATTCTGTTTTGGATGCGTGGGCGGATGTTGAATTTGAAAAATACAAATTCTTAGATGCCATATCAAACAAAGGCGATTCTGCACGTTGGCATATTGGCGTTATTGCTCAAAAAGTTGAACAGGCATTTGCATCTCATGGATTAAATGCGTTCGAGCTTGGATTGCTCTGTTTTGACGAATGGGAAGAGCAAGAAGAAATTAAAATTGTCCATCCCGCCGTTGCTGCTGAATATGATCCTGAGACAGGGGGCGTTATAACGCCAGAAGCACCGGAACGTGTTGAGATTGTGCAAGAGTTCGTGCCAGCAGGCAGTCGTTATGGTGTGAGATATGAAGAGGCGTTATGTCTAGAGTCGGCACTGATGCGGAGAGAGTTAAACCGCATGAATAAGAGGCTACTTAGTATCTCAAACCAAGTATCAAATTAAGGTGTAACGATGCTAACCCTACACGGAACTCTACTCCCACTAAAAAACTTACGCATTAGCGTTCGTCAGCAATTGGCCGGACAGGATATGTCCGGTCAGTCCTCGGCAACCGACCAAGCGGAAACAGGTAACAAGGGCAAAGTGTTGGCAGTGAGTGGCATCATCCCTTTCAGTAAACCTGAGATCCTGAGCAACCTTTTCAATATGGCAGGGGGGCAGCAAGAAAGTGCCCGCCAAATCTACCGCATTAGTAACAAAACAGCGTCAACGCTCAAAGTTCGTGAGGTAAAGTTTCAAGGCACTATTCGAGCCGATGAACAAGAAAGCCTGAGGCAATGGAGCGTTGCGTTTGAGTTGGTTGAGCATCTTTCGGTACCGGAACGAGTTGAACAACGTCAACAAGACCAACCTGCGACACAGCAACAAGTCCAAGGGGTAACCACTCCGGTTGAAGCCGGACAGAGTGAAGACGTACCACCGGACACAAGCATTGAGTTAACAGGTGTAATGAAAATGCTCAAGTCTATTGATGATGCTTTGGCTTAAAGGTGAATCATGACGATAAACAACAAATTCACATGTCGTGCTTATCTCGGTAGCCAAAAGGTAAAGACGAAAGACCACCGTGTTCTTTTTGATGTGAACACGCCAGCTCGTTGCTCCATCAAAGTGGAAGGTTCACCGAAAGTGAATACTATCGTTGCAGTCGATATCGGCTGGGGTGACAGCATATCACGTGTGTTTCTAGGGTATGTTGAGAGAGTTCAACCTGCTGAAAAAGGATGGTCAGAATTGTTTTGCCGCGAACTAGCGGCATTACTTTTCAAGCCACTCGATGTCACGCTCAGACACCCAACCCTAATGCAATTGCTCAGTGATGTGACCAATAAAACTGGGTTGCAGTTCGTGGTGCCAGAAGCAGCCTACAGCAAAACGTCAATCCCTTGCTTTTACAGTGACGGTAATGGTTACCGTGTCATGGATGAATTGGCGCAAGCTTTTAGCATTGATGACTTGTTTTGGCAGCAACAAGGCAATGGTCAGATTTACGTGGGAAGTTGGAAAGATTCATATTGGGCAGATAAGCCGGTTAGCATCCAAGATAACTTAATGACCAACCGAACAGCGTCTAAATCAGTGAAAGTTCCTGCCATTCCTAAACTAAGACCCGGTGCGATAGTCAACGGTCACCGTTTAGTTGGCGTTGATTTTCAAGGAACAGAGGTGAAACTAACATGGATGTAAACGCGATTCAGCGCATCATTTTTCGTTTGTTCCCAGAATTAACTGGACGATGGCATTTGCCACGATGGGGAAAGGTGGTCGCATTACCAGAGCTGCCAGAAGAAGGAGATATCTCTGATCGATTTTATCCTCATTACGCAGCAGATGTTCAACTGTTGGATGAAAGGGGCGTGGAGTTCAAGAACAAAGCACCACTTCAAGCGGTGCCATTACCGATACCAGGTGTTGGTGAGCATGCAGGAAGACTGGAACCACCTGCGATCGGAAGTATCGTAGAAATTGGGTTCATGTTCGGACAGCCAGATAAACCTTTTATCCGTTGCGTTATTCCGCTTGGGTTCAAGTTACCTGGTATCAAAGAAGGTGAAAGCCGATACCAACAACGCCAAGGTGTTTATCAGTTAGTCGATAAAGAAGGCAACTTTGAACGTAAGACCGACAAAGACGACATCATCGAATGCTTGAACAAGCGAGTGAAAGTATTGGAAGACCAGATTGTTCAAATCAACAACAACCACACGGAAGTCGTCAAAAACCTAAAGTCCACGTCCGCAAAGAAAATCATTGAAGAGGCTGATCTCATCACCATGAACGGCGGCACGGGTGTTTGCACTGGGCAAACGATTTGCCCGTTTTCTGGTAAGAATCATGTGGATGTATCTAAAACAGTTAAGGCAGGTAAGTAACATGGCAATGGGTAAAGAGTCACTCAAACAAAAGTTAGAAAATGAATTGCAAGCACAAGGCTTTGTCCTTACTGGTGAATTCGCAATGGCAGGCAAGATGGTTGAGGCGATTGCCAATGCTGTGTATGATGAAATCACACAGAATGCTAAAGCAGATGTAACGAGTGGTAGTTCAAAAGGACAGTATTCAATCATCTAG